AGGGCGACATCCTGGTGAAAGTGAAGGAAGTTTGAGGGCGATAGCGATGATCGCCCCCATAAAATCGGTTTCACCCAAGCGATGACTTCAACGTCGCTCTTTCAGTAACCCAGGCAAACCAAGGAGTCATCATGCCCGGTTTTTCCAAAGCTCTTGCTCAGTCGATCTTCGACGCAACCCTCGCCCCGTCGCGTACCAGCCTGTCGGCTAAGCCCGGTGTCTGGATGTCGCTGCACACCGCAGCGCCTGACGACAACTCTGGCGGCAACGAGGCGACCTACGCCGGTTACGCCCGCGTGAACGTCGCTGCCGCCATGACCTCGTCGGTCACCGGCTCTGCCCCGGAACAGTCTGTCACCGCGACCAACACTGCCGACATCAACTTCCCGGCCTCCACCGGCACCACCCAGACCGTGACCCACTGGGCCATCTGGTCGGACCAGACCCTGGGCACTGGCGCCTACATGATGTACTCGGGTGCGCTGTCGTCCAGCCGCTCGGTGCAATCGGGCGACGTTGTCGTAATCCCCGCCGGTCAACTGAGCATTGCGCTGACCTGAGATGGCCGGTCTGTCCAAGTTCCTCGCGCTTGCGCTGTTCAACGCCACGTTGAACCCGACGCGGGCCGCCCTGGCTCCGCCGATTGGGCTGTGGCTTGGACTGCACACGGCACCTCCCGGCGATGCCCTGTACGGCCAGGAAGCTACCTACGGCGCCTACGTTCGTCAGCCGCTCAACAGCTTGACGGCGGAGACCACCGCAGAGACTGCCGCCGGGGACGTAGAGGTGATCATCACCAATGGCTCTGCCTTGATCTTCCCGGCGTCTACCGGGCCGTCGCCGCAGTCAGTCACCCACTGGGCCATCTGGGACGCAGAGACCGTTGGAGACGGGAACATCCTGTACTCCGGCAACCTTGGGTCCTCGCGCCTGATCGTGGTTGGCGATAGCGTCGTTGTTCCGGAAGGCAACATCGCCATCACGATCAAATGAGCAACAACTACATCAACAGCGACGAGATCAACTCAGTCCCATTCCCTGGGGCTGAGTCAGGACTATCTCTCGTCCAGTTGGTGGGTGCAGTTCAGGTCACCGCAGTCATTTCTGCGGTCACCCTGCGGCTTACCGCAGCGGCGACCACAACCGCTGGCGTGGCAACGGCCACTGCCGGCATCAACATCCAGTCCAGGCTGTCGGCTGACACCACCGCCGAGGCAGTGGGTTCTGTTGCCGCCCGAAGCTGGATCACGCTGTACCCAGCCGCGCAGTTGGCGGAGGCGGTTGGGTCTGTTGCCGCAACCTGCATCCGCTACGTTTCCGCGCCAGGTTCGGCCTACGCTGGCGTCAGCGCTATCGCGGCCACCACCAAGAGCTACCGCACAGCGGTCGTTGCCGCCCAGGCAGCCACGTCGGTCGCCGCGCTGATCAAGTTCAACAGGTCCGCACAGACTGAAGCCAAGGCTGTCATTCTGGCGGCGGCAACCCGCCGCAAACTCCCAAATGCGGCAGCGACCACGGCAGCCGCTGTGCAGAGTGTCACGGCAGCGTTACGCCGCCGCGTCCAGGCATCTGCCGCCCCCGCAGCAAATACGCTTGCCAACGCAATGGTGTATCAGGCTGTGGGAGCCGCAACCCAGGCGTTGGCTGTCGGAAACGTCACGTCCTACGTGCGGCTTAGGGTGAGTCTGTCGCCGGAGACGGCACGTGCCATCGGCGCTGCCACGGCCATCCAGAAAATTCAGCTTGGCGCGGCTTCTTCAGCAGCCGGCAACGGGCAGGCAAAAGCCTCAATGATCTACAACCTTGGCGCATCGCTGGGCGCATCTGTCATCTCGACCGTTGCCGCAGCCGACTATGCCGCCACCATGCCATCGCCTCCTGAGAGGGCCATGACGGTGCCAGTAATCAATCGACTCATGGAGGTGACAGAGTGATCCTCGGAACCTTTGATAAGCAGCCAGCGGACACACTGGACTACGACATCGACTTCACCAACATCCTGGACGGCGGGGACACGATTGCCACGATTGGCGACCCACCGACTCCGGAGCCAAAAGTCGTCACCGTATCGCCCAGCGGGCTAACGCTTGGGCCAACCTTTGTCATCAACAATGGGACGCGGGTTAAGCAGTGGATTTCTGGCGGCGTGAGCCGTATCACCTACAAGGTTTCCATGACCGTCACGACCAGCGCGGGACGAGTCAAGCAAGTGGAATTTGTGGTTCGAGTGAAGGACGAGTGACATGGGAACGCTTCAGTTTAAGAACAACGCCTCGACCACGCTGAGCGGGTCGATCAACAACACTCAGACCACGTTCACCGTCGTCAGCGGTAGCGGCTTCCCGGCTTTGACGGGCAGCGACTACTTCTACGCCACGATGTACGAGCTGTCTGGCTCGACCGAAATCAACATCGAGATCGTCAAGGTCACCGGGCTGGTTGGGAACAACTGGACTGTCGTTCGCGCCCAGGACGGCACCACGGGTCGCTCCCGCGATGGCATCACTCCCTGCTACGTTGAGCTGCGGATGACGGCGGCTGGAGCGCAACAGATGCTCCAGAAGGACCTGAACCTGTCCGATCTGTCGGATGCGGCAGTTGCCCGGACCAGCCTCGGCCTGGGCTCTCTGGCAACTCAGAGCGCCAGCAGCGTCAACATCACTGGCGGTACGATCTCCGGCGTGACGTTCGACTCGCTGGACTCGCAGACCACGATTAAGGACAACGCCGACCCGACCAAGCTCTTCACGTTTGAAGTCTCCGGCATCTCCACGGGGACACTGCGCACCCTGACCGTGCCCAACGCCAACGGCACCATTGCGCTGGTCTCGGACCTGACCGCTGGCTACCAGCCATTGGACTCTGACCTGACCGCCATTGCTGGTCTGGCAGCCAACGGCCTCATCGCCCGCACCGCCAATGGCTCTGCCTCGGTGCGGTCGATCACAGCGCCCGTTGCAGGCATTACGGTCTCCAACGGAGACGGCGTCTCCGGTAACCCGACGCTGACCCTGGCAAACGACCTCGCTGCGGTCGAGGCCCTGTCCACCACCGGCTTTGTCCGTCGCACCGGCTCTGAGACTTGGTCGGCCTCTACTCTGGTGGACTCGGACCTTCCCAGCGCTCTCACCGGGAAGAGCTACAACGGCGTCACGCCCACGGCCCTGACGACCGGCTTTTCGCTGGCCGGCGGCACCACCAGCAAGACGCTGACGGTCCTCAACAGCATCACTCTGGCCGGCACGGACGGCACCACGATCACGCTGCCCAACGTCAGCGGCACGGTGCCCCTGAACAACCAGACGTTCTACGTCGGCACCACGGCACTGACGATCAACCGCGCCTCGGCCAGCCAGACGTTGACCGGCGTCAGCATCGACGGCTCCGCAGGCTCGGCCACTAGCGCCACCAGCGCCACGACCTCGACCAATCTGGCCTCTGGCGTCCTCGGGTCTGTTCCCTACCAGTCCGCTGCCAGCACCACGGCGCTGCTGAGCCCGAACACCACGACCACCAAGCAGTTCCTGTCGCAGACTGGCACGGGTACGGCTGGCGCAGCTCCGGCCTGGAGCGCGGTGTCCAAGTCCGACGTTGGCCTGGGCAACGTGGAGAACACGGCGCTGTCCACCTGGGTAGGCTCGACAAGCCTCACCACGCTGGGCACGATTGCCACGGGCACTTGGCAGGGCACTGCGGTGGGCATTGCCTACGGCGGCACCGGAGCCGCAACAGCCACGGCAGCCTTCAACGCGCTGTCGCCCTCGACCACTCTCGGCGATCTGATCTATCACGACGGCACCAACGATGTCCGTCTGGCCGGTAACACCACCACCAACCGCCGCTTCCTGCGCCAGACCGGCAACGGCAGCGCCTCGGCTGCCCCGGCCTGGGATGGGCTGGTGGATGGCGACATCCCCTCGGCGCTGACTGGGAAGACCTACAACAGCCTGTCGCTCACCGCACAGTCTGTTGGCTTCACGGTGGCCGGCGGCACGACCTCAAAGACGCTGACGGTCTCGAACACCCTGACCCTGGCCGGTACGGACTCCTCGACGCTGAACATCGGCGCGGGCGGTACGCTGGGCTCGGCAGCCTTCACGGCATTGACCGCCTACGCCCCGGCAGCCGGCTCGTCCAGCATCGTCACTGTCGGCACCATCACCTCGGGCACCTGGACCGGCAGCGCCATCGGCATCTCCTACGGCGGCACGGGCCAGACCAGCAGCAGCGCGGGCTTCAACGCCTTGTCTCCGGTGACGACCCTGGGTGACCTGATCTACGGCAACGGCGCCAACAGCAACACCCGTCTGGCTGGCAACACCAGCACGACCAAGCAGTTCCTGATGCAAACCGGTACAGGGACCGTATCCGCAGCGCCTGTGTGGGGTGGCATTGCCGACGGCGACATCCCGACGGCACTCTCCGGCAAGACCTACAACGGTCTGTCCCTGACGGCCAACGCCACCGGCTTCTCGGTCGCGGGCGGCACGACAAGCAAGACCCTCACGGTCAACAACAACCTGACGCTCTCGGGCACAGACGGGTCGTCCCTGGACATTGGAGCCGGAGGTACGCTGGGGAGCGCAGCCTACACCGCCTCCACGGCCTATGAGCCTGCAATCACCACCCTGGCCGCAACTAAGGGCGGCACCGGCTCAAGCAGCTATGCGGTTGGCGACATCCTGTACGCCAACAGCACGACTACCCTGGCACGCCTTTCTGGCAACGGACAGACATCCAAACTGTTCCTGACTCAAACTGGAACTGGAGCGTCGTCTGCGGCACCTGTGTGGGCTGGTGTTGTCAACGCCGATATTCCGACCGCGCTTACCGGCAAGACCTACAACGGTCTCACGCTGACCGCCAACACGACAGGTTTCCAGGTCGCAGGCGGCACCACGAGCAAGACCCTGG